GCCGCGCCTGCCTCGGAGTTTTCTCCGCCCATGGCAGGGGTGAACTCGCTTCCGCCTTGGGCGGAATTGGTGTCACCCGCTCCGCCGGGGGTCGTGTGTTCGTCAGGCATTCCTCTTCTCCTTGTCGTTCGTGAGCACAGACTCACAGTCAATTATGCCCTCTTTTATCGCATTAGCGAAAAAAGCAGGCTCCACATATGCGGCCTCTTCAAGCACTTTCAGCCCCACAGCGCGCTTACCTTCAAGAAACTGCCCGAGGCTGTTCCCGGTAAATGTCGTGTGGAACAGGTGGCATTGCCGGAGCAGCCAGATAATAAACTCGCGGCCCTCGCGGGTGGATAGCTGCGCCTCAAAGAGTTTACGCATGCGCTTACGTTCGAGCGCCTTGTCCCGTTCGCTCCTTTTGCGCCCGGGGTCTGCGAACATACCCTCAACCCGCGCGGCCACCTCGTTGTACATTTCGCTCATCAGATTATATCTCCCGCCACCGTGTTAGCTGCGGCGCCTGTGAGGGATTCCATAACGTCATCGAGGAGCGAGGATTCCCCGCCCTTGGTGGGCGTATTGCCCGCGGAGTGCGCGGCGGCGGCCGCCTGCTGCGCCTGTTCCGCCATAACAGCCTGTTGCTGCATCTGCGCACGCTGCTGGCGCTTCGCGTCCCTGTCAGCCTGCGAAGCCACCATCTCAACGTCCACCCCGAGCATCTCCGCATAGCCGTCGCCCACGCGGTCAATTTCCGGTGAGTCCATGAGCTCGGGGATAGCCTGCCCATAGTTGACCACGAAATTCATGTACCGTTCCACAGCCACGGTGCCGAGCTGTTTCTGCGCCTGCGCGAGCAGTGACACAAACTCAACCTTGATAGGCATGCCCTGTATCTCTTCGGGGGGCGGCGGCACCATCTCATTGGCCAGCATATGCGCGAACGTTATGTCGATAAGAGGCATGAAAAACTCATCGTTGAGCCGCTCGATAACCGGCCCCAGCATGATGAGCTTTTCTTCCTGCATCTCCGCTACCTGCGTCGCCGTCATGTTGCTGACAGGCGAGCGGGACAGCATAGAGAACAGATCGTTGTACATGCCCTCGCGGATCTGCTGCTTCACATCGTTGATCTTGAGCTGTAGCTCCTGCGTGCGCGGGTCCACCTGATAGATCGGGTAAACACCCATCGCACCCGTGTTAGTCACAACACCGGGGTTCTGGCCACCGGGGTGCAGGTCGAGGCGGTCCATGTCAGAGCCGGAGCCCGTCGGAGGGTCTGCCATTTTATGCAACCCCTTCAGGTGCGTATACTCCATATTCTGGAGCATCTTTACGTCCCCGAGTGTGTCCATGGCCGGTGATACCCCGTACACATCGTGGCCTGTGACTGACCACCGGACGCCGACACCCGGGAAAACATCGAACCCGGACTCGCGCAGGAGCTTATCCCTAGAGCCTTCCTCGTACCACACGGACGCGAAACGCTTATTCTTCGCGTCCATCTTGTTCGGGTCACGGTCGTTGCGCGGGTATACCATGTGCACAACCTTGAACCGCGTCATGGTGGATGAGGCGAGGTTGAACGCACGTTTCACATTGTCCGAGCAGTTATCATACCCGAACTCGCGTACAATCTGCCGGGCGGTCATGACGAGCACGCGGGAAATGGTGTCAATGTCCCCTATCTCGTCGTCTGCCATGGAATACTCCCCGACGGTGAGCGGGCTGAAAATGAGGCGCGTCTGGTCGAGGGAGTGGGGCTTTATAAACATGAAACCGGAGCCGAAGCCGCCCAGCTCCCCGTAAATCTCGTGTGCCGCGCGGTAGAAATTCGACCGCGCAAACACGTTGCGCATAGCCTTTGTGTTCCCATCCAGCCACTCGCGCACAGTGCGGTGCCGCGCAAGATCGCGGTCCGGCAGTGTGAGCCGGAACCACGGTCTCGCCGGTGACGTCATGCCGCCGTGCAGCCCCGCGGCCAGATCACGCAACGCGTAAATACCTGCAGCGTTGAGCGGAGACTCCCGCAGGATACCCCCGTTCGTCCGCGTCACGTCCTCTTTATCCGTGAATCGGCACTTATGCGGCAGAAAATGCTTGGCCACGTCTTCCCAAGCAGGTTCCCACGGTTCACGGTCATGCAGGAGCTGGTCGTGGCGCGCGCGCAGATCGTCCAGTTTGGTGCGTAACGACATGACGCCCCCTTACCCGAGCTTGTTTTTCTTGGTGTTCGCCGCTTCGTTGAGACCGAGCGGGCTTGTGCTTATGGTTGCACTCGCGCCGTAGTTGGCCGCGGCCTTATCGGCCTGCGCCTGCTTCGCTTCCTTGGACGCCGCCGAGATCTCTTTAGGATTCTTCGGGGGCGGCGGGGGCGGCGGGGGCGGCGGGGTCGAGGGCATGCTGGGTTTACTGCTGCACATGATAGAGCTCCTTATTTGTAGGTGCGCGGGTCGTAGGTTCGAGCCTTCACCCGCTTGTCTGCTTCTCTGCGGATCGGGGCCGCGAACGTGAGCGCGAGGGCGTCACCGATATCCGGCGAGAACCCCGCGCGGGTCTTCATATCGTCTTTACTTTCGAGTACGTGGCGGTTGGCGGCGTCAAAATGGTAGGTCGGGAGCACCAGATCCTGAATAAGTCTTTTGTTTTTCGGGATACACCCACCAGCCTCCAGCCACTCTTTGATGCCGAACCACATCTCAGTACGCTTGTTGCGGTACAGCGTGGCGTTAGCCGCGCTCCCGCCGAAATTCACCTCGATTATGGGCACCTTCCGGTCACGCAGCGGTGAGAGCTGGCGGAGCCGATCGATAACGCCCTCGCCCCTTCCAGCGTCCACAAACACCGCGTCGGGTTCAAAATCATCTATCTCCCGCGATACCTGCCCGGCGAGCCACATGTTATCAACGCCCTTGTAAATGAGCGGCTCGAACATGGCCAGACCCTGCCGTTTCACGATACACGAGCGGTCATCCCCGAACCGCGCCACGTCAACGCCGATGATGCGCGGAGCTTCGGAGTAGTCCGACGCGTGTATGTAGCGCCCGGTGGCGGCGTTCACCACGTCGATGGTGATAAGCGTGTTTTCGCACGATGCCGTGAAGTCACACATAAACTCTTGCCTGAACTGGTTTTCTGTCATTGAAGACTTGGCGAGCTCAAGCTCCTCGCGGTCAATGAGAACGCCGGGGTCATCCACGGTATCCTCGACGGTTATCAGTCCCGCATACCACTTGGGGTCATTCAGCGCGTGAGTATAGAGGTCGTAAAACATATCGTACCCTTTCGGGGTACCTATGAACAGCGCCCATCCTTTGCGGTCTGCGAGCGCCGGACGGACAACCTCACCCCACACTTCCGGTTTCATGTCGGCCACCTCATCGAGGACGATGCCGTCAAAATACAGACCGCGGAGACTGTCCGGGTTGTTAGCGCCGAACAGGCGCACTTTGGCGTTGTTGTGCCGGTACGTTATGGAAAGCTCAGACTTGTTGACCACCACCCCGGGCACGGCCGAGGCGAACCGCACTAGGTAATTCCACGCTACGCTCTTCGCCTGGTTGTACTGCGGCGCCACGTATGCGAAATGAGGGTCGACCGCTTTGCTGCGAGCCGCGGCGTCTATGAGCGTGTTCACCGCGAGGATCGTGTTATGTGTCACCGTGAACCTTCGCCCGACAAGGTACAAGCTGTCTGGCGCGTCCACTGTTATGCAGCGCACCGGGCGCGATGCCACCCGCTCCACACGGACGATAGACTGCCACCTGCCGCGTTCAGGCGCTGGCACATACCGGTCTCGATGTCGTGGAACGGTAAAGCAATTGAAATTCGGTCTAAACCCTATGCGGTAATACGTCTGCCCTTTGACCACCTTTTCATCGACGTGCGGATGCATACCCAACGACAACAACAGCCGCTCGATATCATCCGCAAGGCGCTTACTGCGCTGTACAACCTCGCAGTAATTACCCTTGGCGTTGATGCACCCGTCCGCATCCATAATACCGCGGAGCAGCGCTTTACGCTGTGCTATGTCCGCAGTCAAAAACACATCCGGGATGTGCTTATCCTCAAGGACGCCTAGCTCACGCAGACGCGCCTGCACGCCGCCATTAACACGGTACGTGGTGGCTTTTCCTGCGTTCTGCGCGTTAGTTTCTTTCAATCTCCACCCGAAGGCTTCCGCGCTTTTGCGCATGGCGTCCACGGCTTCGGCGTCCATCGTGGTGGCCTCGGCCGATCTGGCGGTTCCGTCGCCGAGCCAAACGCCCAAAAGGTACGGATCGAAAGGCAACAACCGCGCAGGGTACTGTACGGCGCTGTGAATCTGTATGCGGTGATTAAACTCCCCTCGCGACCTCAGGCTGTTATAAATATCCTTTGTCGTGCGAGGCTCCGCGGGACGAGGCATATTTACCCTGCCCTCTGCGGTACGCACCGGGTTATGCCGATCCTTCTTTCTGGTTGTCACCCAAAGGTGTTCAGCGTCAGCAACGATAACCTCGCCGCTCGCGAACTCGACCTCGTAGCACTCGCGGTTAAACATGACCGGATGTGCCATAAGCACCTTTACCGGCGCCCCGTCACTCCCGAAGATAACATCACCAGCCTTCAAATCCCCCATCGTTTTCCATGAGCCGTCAGCCATTGGCACCGGGGTTGCGACGTCCAACGCTTTGCCGAACCGCCGATGACATACAAGAACGCTGAAACGCTTTATGTCGCGGTGTATGCGCGCCTGAAAAGAATGTGGCCGGTAACCTGTGGAGACTCGCGTACGCATCATGAGAAAAGATCGTCCTCTTCTTCCGGTTCCGCTTCGGGCGCTCCGCCCGGAGCGTAGGGTATCCCGGTCTCCACGATAACGGCCATGCCACCGCCACCTAGTGGGTTGCCCTCGCCATCCTCAACGCCGAACCACTTCACCAGCTTTTCGAGTGCACGGTGCTTATCGTGCATCTCAACGCTTGTACTGCGCGAGCGCCCGGTGGCGCGCTTGATCGATTTAACCGCCTTACGCGCGGGCACCGTGAGCTGATTTAGACCTTTGAGCTCCCCGTCATCGGTCATGACGTCGGCGATACTGGAGAACGCCATGGCGATATACTCCTTCGCCAGCTTTTCCTTGGTTACCCCCAGCTTTTCAAGCGTGTCCTTCACTGCCTCGCCTTCCTGATAAGCTCAAAAAGGTTTCTGCCCTGCACCGTTTCGCCTGCCTTTATGCGCTGCATTTTTCCGCGATGCCATGACGCAACGCCGAGGATAGCAGCAGGAATACCGAACAGCGCAGCCATACTGGAAACCACCGCGGGGAGCTGGGCAATAAAAGAGGCGGTATCCTGCCATGCCATCATGACAAGCACGCCTGAAATTGCGAGAGCCACCAGCCCGAATGCTACGGCAGACACGAACCCCCAGAAGGGCCGCCACCGTCTTGACCACGGGTCTTCCGACTGCGTTTCCGCCCGCATAGTGGCGTTGACTTCTTTCACGATGAGCGTTTCGGCTTTGAGCTGTTCCAGCCGGTACTCGTGCGCCTGCACTTCAATCTGTTTCAGCAGAGCGGGGTCTTTAACCGCGGCCTGAACCGCTTCATCGGGGTCTGACAGCCCGGTGACCGTCTTGGCGATATCAACCACCTTGCCCGCGGTCTTCTCCGCATCCTCGTCGCCAAACAGGCCGACAATGGACGGAATGGCGTTCATGATCAGGCCCGCCAGAGGAATCAGGGGAATAGGCATCACTCGCCCCCTTTGTTCTGCAGGGCCCCGTTATTTACCCGGGCGATCAACATTCGTGTCAGCTCCTCGAGCTGGTCACACAGCCGGTCTATTCTCCGGCTCAACTCCTGAATATCCTTTTCGCGCCGCATCTCACATTTCGCGCGACACGCCTCGCATTCCGTGCGGGTCATCATGTCCCCGCTCTGTTTAACGTCCTGCAGTTTGAGCGCCATAAGCTCCTCTCTAAGAGCATTGAGCGACGCGGTCAATTCCGCGTCCCGCTTGTCTCTCTCTGCAAGATACCGCCCAAGAAGCAGTTTTAGCAACCACGCCCCGAAGGCTACGCCGGACGCTCCGGCTACGCCGGTGCTTATAGTTGAAACGCTCATTACTTCGGGCTCCAATGTGTTAGGCTCCTTGGGTTTTAATGCAACGAACGGCGCGGCAGGGATTCGAGGCGTGGGTGTAAGCATGGCTTTTCTGACTTTCTCCCTCGGTCTCCGCAGCCGCGCCGCCGTCGCAAACGACGAAGGGAAGCAAGGCATAATGCAATGCTTCCCTCCTACCAAGCGGATCACCCCCTTGCGCTCCATATGTGCGCCTATTTGCCGTTAGCCACCCATTGGCCGGAGTCGTTGCGCTTGATTTTGTAAATGGGGCTCTCCTCGGTACGGAACGCCTCGAGGCATTTCTTGCAGATACGGATGCGGACAACGGCCGTGCCGCAGTTGGTTTTCATGGTGCGGTTTACAAACGTGTCGTTCCCGCAGTCAGGGCACAGCATATATCCACCTCCGCCGCTAGGGTCTGAAAAGATAAATCCCGCCGTCAAGCGCGGGGTTGCCGAAATCGATATGCAGCCACGTAGCCGTGACGCGCGCGTCTTCCATGCGCGTGACCGGCGCATACCGCGCAGGGTTCGAGAGAATAGCGTCCTGCACCACCACGGGCGTAGTCTCTGTGAATTTGAGATCGAACGCCGCCCATAACTTGTGCATGGACAGCGACGCCCCTGTATCTGTGCCGTGCGCACGCACTCCGGACTCGGTAAACACCTGACCGCCGAACCGGCCGTTAATGACCACCGGCCCGAAATCCTCGCGTATCAGGTCGAGTACGCGGAGCCGGTCAGGAGAAAACCGGCTCCACAGAACGCCCTCGGGATAGGCGTTCAGGTACTCGGGGCATACCAGCTCACGGATAGAGAAAAATTTACATCGGTACATTTTTGTTCTCCATCTCCTGCCAGCGCCTGATAGTCACCATGCACTGGTCGAGCTCCTGCTCGCCGTGGGCGAAATCACCATCGTTGAATGCGCGGCATGCCTCGCCCAGCTCTTCCATGACGATCTGCAACGGGTGCTTGCCGGGTGTAGGAAAAAGCGGGTGCTTGGCACACGCCGCCTCATACTCGCGCCGGAACCGGACAAACCACGATGTCGGTATAACTCCGTTAGGCATACGCCGCCCCCGACTCGAGCTCGGATATCCAGAGCTTTATCTGCTGCGCAGCGTCCGCATACTCGCGCGCCCATATGCTCATGAGAACCCCGGCGCGCCCGCGGTCCTCTTTGGACCCCTGGCCCATGGCCCACTCCACATACCGCGCAAGCGGCAGAATCAGCGGGCGGCCCGTGGGCACAAAATCCCGCGCGCGTTCTTTTTCAAATTCGAGGTACCACACAGCCTTGCGCAGATCCTCGAGTTTGTCGCCCTTCTGCCCGGCGCGGAAAACGTATTTGAACGCGTTGCCGTCGCAAAAACCCATGTGCGACGTGATCTCGATGCACTCGGCACCGCTCGGGTGGCCCGCGTAGTGCGGGGGGTGGTTGACCATATCCACGGACGTTTCAGACATAACTGTTACTCCGGCAATTTCTATCGGGTGGCTTGTATGTGTCAGCACCACCCCGATACCATGCGCCTGTTTTTAGCGTCTACCATGTTTTGAGAGAGCACGCGCCGCATAACGCCATGAGCGCGGCCTCGGCCTTCCAGTCACAACCCGATACGCCACCGCGCGCTCCGCGGAAACACTCACCCGGAAAAAGCTGTTCTGCCCGTTCTACGGCCAGTTTTTTGATCTGCGTATCCGAAGCCCCACGCGGGGCAGGCGGAATGCCTGCACGCCGCTTCCAGAGCGTAGGACGCACAAGCTCGTACGGCTGCGCGTGCGCATCGAGCACGCCTTGCCACCAGCCCATGCTAGCGAGCAGCTTGTCATTACCTCTTTGTCTTTGGATTACAGTAACTTGCTCCAAAAGCACCTTCTCCGGCTCATAAACTATGAGCCATTGGCTCATAGTATGAGCCCGTTCCGCGGCGGAAAGGGCCTTTGTGGAGATGGTGTCCACAACCTCGAAACCCCTTCCGCCTTGTAAACCTTGACCACCCTGTAGGCACGGTAAACCTTGGCTGCCTTGTAAACCTTGGATGCCCTGTAAGTCTTGTAAGCCTTGTAAACCTTGGCTGCCTTGTAAACCTTGGCTGCCTTGTAAACCTTGGCCACCCAGTAAACCTTGGCCACCCAGTAAACCTTGGCCACCCTGCTCGGGCAGCAGGGCCGGGTCCACGCTCACAGCCACGGCGCCACCATTCAGGCCGGGATCGATACCGACAAAAATCCGCATTTTCTCCTCCGTTTTTCTTGTGCTTCTGGGGGTCGATATAGCTGTTTTCCATATCAACCCTGCCACGGATTTTTCGAGCAAAAATAGTGCTAGGGGACACAGGGTCACTGAAAAGCTCAAAAACTTGAAAACTTCGAAAAACTCTGCGCGCTCAATTTCACACAGGGTCTTGGACACCCGGCCGCTCCCTATATACACCATATATAAATAAATTAATCTTTATTAAAAAAGTAGTGTCCCTAAGTGTCCCCTTACACCATAACAGTCTGGTTTGTCTAAATATTTTTTAGGGGTCACTCCCCGGATTTTAGCGTCCCTTTGGTGTCCCTTGAGTGTCCCCCATCAGGGTCGATATACTATCAACCATGGGTCGATATAAAATGGGGTCAGTTGCAGGGGTCAGTTATGGGTCAGAAAAAGGCCCTGCCTCGGGGGCAGGGCCGCAGGGTCGATATGGCAGTTAATTAAGGGCCGATCCGGGGGCCGAACTCTCACCAAAGAGGCGCTCGGCTTCTCTCGTGCTCCGGTCCCGCAGAGCAGGCATGCGATACCCTTTACGGCCGCCATTTGACCTCCGCCTCCCGAGCATCTGTGTCAGAAACACACCGGCCTTGCGTAGCTGCATGGCGTTGGGGTTGCGTATGCCTGTCAGCTCGAGGACCTCTATTGTGGTCATGAACTCGTCCGGTGGCGTGGAGAAATCAAACGTGTCATTTATTGCGTCTGCTATTTCATCTGGTATGACGTGCTCGGCGTTAACAGCGTCTAGCATGCGCTGCTCCTCAGGTGTCAGGTGCCACGCATACCCTTTTTCGTATAACGTCTCTTTGACCTCGAGCCACACCTGCCTCATGTCCAGCCCGTGGCAGTAGTCAATTTCTGCGCACGGTATTGTCCACCACCGCGCGTTGCCCGTGCTATCCTTGAGGAACAAATCATCATTCACCGTGGCGGTAAAAACGGTCTGGCGTTGCATGACCGTTTCCTCGCGGTCATAGGGTTTACGGATGGTGTACCGGGCGCTCGTGAGGAACGCTTTCAGCCCGTCGATGTCTTTTTTCAGGGTTGACCCGACCTCACCCAGCTCCACTATCCAGTGAGACAGCGCGGCGAGTTTGGAATCCTTGTTGCCGGGGTCTAGGGATGCACCCTCGAGGAATGCGCCCGGCGGGCAGAGTGCGCGGCACCACGACGTTTTGCCCATGGACTGACCGCCTAGAAACGTAAGCGTTCCTCTCGTGGAGAAATTGGGCGCGTACAAGGCGGCCACGGCGCTGCACAGCCACCGAGCGATGAGAACGTCGCGGAGTGCCAGCGGGTACTCGTCTCGGGGGGTGACGGTGGCTATCAGTTTCTGCAGGCGTGGCACGCCATCCCAGCGACCCCCGTCCTGTTCGAGCCAAGCTTTTATGGGGTGATACTCATTTTCCGACGCGATCCGCTGCATGAGCGGTGCGAGGTTCCGGCCGTTCGTCATACCGTGGCGCAGCGCCAGATCCTGAACCAGCGTAATGGCGTCGTCACCCATTACCGCCGCGCTTCCGCCGTAAGGGTGATAATACTCCCTCCGGAAAGACATTGCGTTGTATCGCGCCGTTATGCCGTACGCGGCCATTATCATGCGTACATTATCTATGGACGCCATGGGCCGCGGGTTGTCTCCGCGCGTCATGTCGGGGAAAATAACGTTGCGCAGTTCGATACGGCCGTTTTTGTCGGTGGATGAGGGTTGCGCTTCGCAGGTGAGCGCGGCGCCGAACGCGGCCTCTGCGCCCTCGACGGTTTTGCATCCGATAGGGTTCTGCGCGGTGGCCCACGCGGAGCGGACACATTTTTCTATCTCCGAGTCCTCGAAATCAGGATCGGGCAGGAGCGGGCGCCAGACCTCGCGCAGAAGCTCCGCGCTTTTCTCTTCTGATATGGCGTAGTCCCGCATCATGGCCGCGGCTCTGTGCGCAGCCACGTTGCGCTCGGTGACATCGGGGGCCGTGCGTTCGAGGTATTCCGTCATTTCCTCGACATACCTGTCGGCGTCGAGTTCTCCGGCGTAGTTCTCCAGCACGTCGGCGTGTTTCGGTTTCGGGGCGCCCGCGAGGTAGCGTATCCATTCAGGTGCCTGCACCATAGGGTACGGCATGCCCAGCTCGTCCACAACTTCCTCATACCGCCCCTTGGGGTGCGCGTCCTGCCCGGGCAGCGGGGCCATTACAGGCGTGTCCAACCCCTCACCCATCGATCCGGCCACGTGGCGGACAGGCGGCCCGAGGTAGAACCAGTGGCCACCGCGGCCAGAAGGCGTGCGGGACCGCAGGGTCTCGGGCAGGTGTTTTCCATCCAGTGCAAGCGCGGTAATCGTGTCGTTCCCGTCTTTGCCGTGCTTGTCGTCGGCATCCACAATCTGGACGCCGGACTGATCCGCGGCGATACAGAAATACACGGTCCTCTGTCCGTTGTTCCGCAGACGGCGCGGTTTTCCTGTCTCCCTGTCTATAGAATGGGACACCAGCTCCCACGCCCAATACTTGAGCATGTCAGGGTCTCCGGACGCCTCGGAGCGCCACGCAACCAGCGGCTGGTGCGTGTACCCGTCGCCCTCTTTCCGCGCGTATGCCGGAAAAAGTTTTGCGTCGGGGTACAACGACAGGAAAAGAAGCGCGCCCCGCAGGTTGTTTGCGGTGCGTTCTTTATGTGTCACGGTCGCCCTCACAGTGCGCAGGGCTGCGCGTGACAAAATTTTCTATCAGGGGGTGGCCTTCGAGCCGGAGCCATGCGGCAGCGGGTATGCGGCGAGTCTCACCAAGCACGCGGGCAGACGCGTCCTCCAGAACGCGCGCCATTTCTACGGAAAATTTCCGTGATCCCCGTGCAAAATTGTTGAGCTCGCGCTGTTTCATTCCCGCAGCCCGCGCGAGTGCTGCTTTTTCGCCTTTAAACCATTTCATGAGAGTGATGTAATCTGACAAGTGAACATTCGTCAACCACGTTCACCTGTCAGGTGTTCACTCGGTACGGCTATTCGCGAGGCTGAACGCCTCGACCGACAGACCTGCAACCACTATCCAGACCTTTTCCGAACCGCATATACGCAGAATATATTACGCTTTTCAAGTGAAATAAAAAATTTCAGAAAAATGTACAAAAGGGCTTGCATGTTCACGCGACAAGTGTATATTGGAATCACGGACGGCGAGGAAGCCGACCCGCTCTTTAAAAATCAAATAGTGGAGCCAAGCCCGCCAATCAGTAGGACGCGGGAGCCAGCAGGACGGTAGAAGCCTCGACGTGTGTAACACGGTTAGCCGCCGGATAGCTGAGCAGAGGCAAAGAAAGGACTGGAAAGATAATTTCAAAAACACCGCGTCGGGGTCTCGACGATTCCGGCGCGTTATTTTGGGATTAACTAAAACAGGAGTTCCGCAAATGACCACCGATATCACCGTAACGAAAGAAGGCAGGCACACCACCGTATCCGGGCTGACATACGAAGATGCCGACGCGGCCACGATGCCCCGCAGGAAAGGGCGGGGGTTCTGATGAGTACACCATTCTCCGTTCTCCCCTCGTTCAGCGGCGGCAAGGACTCCACGGCCATGATCCTGATGATGCAGGACAGGGGAGTGGAATTTCTCGACCCGGTCATGTTCGATACGGGATGGGAGTTCCCCGAGATGTACGAGCACATAGCCCTGTTTGAACAGGTGTCGGGCCGCAAGGTTGTTCTCCTCGAATCCCCGAAGGGGTTCAACGAGTGGTTACTGAAAACACATGTTTTCTGGAACGCGCGGACGAGCAGCGAAAAAGCGGGACACCTGCGCAGGGTCGGCAATGGTTGGCCGAGCCCGTTCAGGCGCTGGTGTACCAGAATTAAAACGCGTGCTTGGCATCATTACAAAAAAGGGCTCGAACAGATAAAAGGCGTCGGCACCATATACGAGGCTATAGGATACGGCGCCGATGAATGTTTCCGACCAGAGAAGCCGGGGGCTATAGCCCAGCGCAAACAGGGGCGCAGGCACTGGTATCCGCTCATAGATTGGGGTGTAACCGAGGCCGAGGCGCTCGCGTACTGTAAAGCCCGCGGGTTCCATTGGGGTGGGCTTTACGACATTTTTCATCGGGTGTCGTGTTACTGCTGCCCGCTCCAATCCCTCGACAGTCTGCGCAAGCTCAGGGAACACCGCCCCGAGCTGTGGCGCCGGATGCTCGATTGGGAAAAGGAAATGGCAGACCCGAAGAAGTGGGAAGCGTTCGCCGAGGAAGAGCTCATTTTCACAGAGAAGAACCCGCCCATCTGTTTTCATCATCAGGCATCGGTACACGACCTCGAAGAGAGGTTCGCGCTTGAGGAGATTTTGAAATGACTACCCTTACCGATCTCGCGTTCAAAGCGGTCCGCGTCGCGGAGTCCTGCCGCACTCCCGAGCAGGCGGCCACCGCCATGCGGTATGTGATGCGTGTACAGACCCTCGTAGACCGCGCGGTCAAACTGGTCGGCGATATCCCCGAGGCGCTCATGCAGGAGGATTACGACGATATCGCGCAGGCCGAGGCAATCCTCGTGAGCGCCCGGTTCCACCTCGTGGATATGGGCGCTCCGGAGGTGCGCAGGGCGACGGCGCACACATATTTTCAAACGCTCAGACACAAGAGGCGGAACTCCCCGACCGGATAGGCTGGTTGGGGATCAATAGGTGCCGCGGGGAACGGCGACACTCCGCGGCACCGAATTGAGAACAACACCAACGAGGGAGGCGGAAGACATGAAAGTCCTTGTTGATGAAATACAGCAGGCAGTGGCTGAAAACGAACAGCTACGGGATGCTCTTGCCATCAAAGAAAGCGAAAGGTTCTCGCTTAAAAGCAAGATTTGTCATCTCCGCAATGGATACGTGCACCTTGAGGACGAGGCTTGTTTGCTTGCTGAGGAAAACGAGCGGCTGCGCCAAGTCTGCGCCGAAGCCGCGCGGAAAATCAGCGAGGATGTGCGCGACGACGGGCCGTGCGGGCGGGAGGCACTGACAGACGTTTACATTATGCTGAACGAAGCCGCGAACGGCGGCAAGGAGTAAATAATGGCTATAACTGAGTTTTCTTTTCCAGCGGAAGCATTCGCGAGGGTGGCAGCATTCAGGAGTTCTGACGACTCCACCGAGACACTCACGTGTGTACACGTACGGTACGAAAAATGTGAGACTTTGCAGACGGAGCATATCGTGGCCGTCGCGCTGAACGGGTTCGCTGCGTGCAGATACACCACGGAGTGCGACGGGTTTATTACAGGCGCCGCGGCGGAAATCGATACCGACTGGGAGCCCGAGATCCTCGTCACGGTTACACCCGACCTTGTGAAATGGGCGAAGCACAAGACCGCGGCGGCGGTGCACTACGATGGTAAAAGGCTCGTTGTGCTGAACAGAGCGCAACAGGAGCTTTTCGTCCAGCCGGGGACGGCGAAAAAGAACTATCAGCCTATCCAGAGCGATCAGTTTTTCCAGAAGCGCGAGCAGTGCGGGGAAGCCACGGCGTCCGTGGGGTTCTCGGCGTCGTCGCTCCGGCTGCTGATGGACGCGTTCGGGCGGGATTGCTCGTTCCGGATGCGGTTCTGCGAACCCGATAAGGACGGCACAAATAAAGCGCCGGTATTTATCGACGTGTATCAGGGTGGCACCGAAGTACCGCTCGCAGGGTATCAGGTCATAGTCATGCCCATGGGTTACAAGGACTGAAAACGCGAGAGGTTCCGCCCGTGAGATATTTTTCAGCGTGCAGTGGGATAGAAGCTGCAACCGTGGCATGGCACCCGCTTGGCTGGCAGCCGGTGGCGTTCAGTGAGATTGAGCCGTTCCCCGCGGCGGTTTTGGCACACCATTATCCAGACGTGCCGAACCTCGGCGACATGGCGAACATTGATGGCAGTCAGTACAGGGGCAAGGTTGATGTGCTCGTCGGCGGCACACCATGCCAAGCGTTTAGCGTAGCAGGTAGACGCCGGGGGCTTACCGACACGCGCGGACAATTAACACTTAAATTTACGGAGCTTGCAGATGCGATTAACCCAGCTTTCACTCTTTGGGAAAACGTCCCCGGCGTGCTCTCGGACAAAACAAACGGATTCGGAAACCTGCTTGCCGCACTCTGTGGAGCGGATGAAGCCCTTGAAACTGAAAGCGGGAGGTGGCCCCGTGCAGGCTTGGTGTGCGGACAACGACGGCGAGTGGCGTGGTGCATACTCGACGCGCAATTTTTCGGCGTTGCCCAGAGGCGTAGACGTGTGTTTGCGCTTGCCGTTGATAACAACGTTATCGCAGACATTGGAGAAAGGGCCTGTCCCGCGTCGATACTATCTATCGGCAAAAGCCTGCGCGGGGATACTCCGACGCGCCGAGAAACGCGGGAAGAAGTTGCCGGAACTATTGAGGCAAGCCTTGGCAGGAGTCGCGGGGCAGGCACTCCCCTAAGCGCCTTGTGTGTGGCGATAGGCTGGTCAGAGGAATTGACCGCACACATTGAATGCGGCGCAACATTGCAACGCGGAGGACAAGGGGGCAGGCATGACGGCGTTATGACACCCGATATGCAAGTCCGCCGCCTGACCCCCACTGAGTGCGAGCGGTTGCAGGGCTTTCCAGACGGCTACACCGCCATACCGTGGAAACTGTACCAGATGTGCCAAAAGAAGGGGTTGAGCTATGAAGCGGAGCTGAATAAGCGCGGGCTTAGGCTCAAGGGGTGCACTGTTGATGACTGCCCCGACGGCCCTCGATACAAAGCCTTGGGCAACAGCATGGCTGTACCTGTTATGCGCTGGATTGGCGAGCGAGTTGTTTTGAAAACATCAGGCATAGGATTGACCCAATCATGACAAACGGACCGAACCTCGAAAAGCTGCGCAACGCCGAGAGGCAGACGCGGGCCGCGGTGTCCGCGCTGCGCAGAGCGGCGGCCGGAGTGCTGCGTGCGGGCAGGGTAATCACATACCGCAGCCGCGCAGGCTCGCCGCCCTCGCGCGGTGTCGTAACCGGATGGAGAGTAAACAAGGCTGGCGGGCTGACCGTGCGCGTACGGAACAAATTATCCGGCGGCATCAACGACGTGGCACTCGCAAACATTATGCAGGAGAAAACAGAATGAAAAGCGTGAGGATTAATGCGTCCATGCGAAGCAGCATTGCCCGTGCGATCCGCAAGGACGCGGCGAAACAGTGGCTCGACACCCCCGCGGGCAGGCGCATGCTTGAACTTGAGGATGAAATGGAGAACGCAATCGCGGAGCATCAGGCAATAGTCGTGCCCTACGCGGACCGCGCAATCCTTGAAAAATACGGTGTCGGCAGATCTGGCACTACATGCGCGCGGTTCAGCAGAAAGAACGACGGCAGTTTGTGCGCAAATTCGTTCAGGTATGTAGCCAGCCAAGAATTTACGCCAGCCGTGTATATGGTTGCTGGCTCGGTGTGTATGGACAGCAAAGCGCGGGGATCGGACACGACTGGCGATTGGCTTGCACAGAACCGGCAGGATAACCTTGCCGAGTGGTTCCACCTGAGAGAGACATTCGAGTGCGAGGTTAATAAACTGGTACATGCTTGGGAAACGATCATCGGCATGTACACGACCACCCGCAAACTTTTTGAGCAGCACCCCGAGCTGCTGCGGTTCGCCGGATTTATGAATATTGAACCGCCGCGGGAGAACACATCCGGCGCGCTCGCGGCGGCTGAGGCCACGGTAAAAGCGTTCGGAGCGCTGGGATGACAAACCCCCTTGCCTACGACGAAACCCTGAAACGCTGGGTGTGGAAAGGCTCGTTCGCCGAGCGGCTTCTGCCCATGAACGCCGGGTTCGAGTGGGATAAGGCACGCAAAGTCTGGTACACACGCAACCCGGCGCACGCCGACAAGCTCGCGGAGTATGCGGACAGTAAAGCGTCCGCCCAGCTCGGCGAGCTGCGGCAGAGCAGGCAGGAGGCGCTCGACGCCTCGGCGGCCACGGACGCGGATATCAGCATACCGGCCCCCGCGGGGCTTGCATACCTACCCTATCAGAAAGCGGGGGTCGCGTACGCGCTGCGCGCCTTCGGAGACTATCAAACACAAAAAGGAGGTACCGGCCTATCCGCCCGCGGTGTTCTTATCGCGGACGAGATGGGCCTTTGACCTCGGCAAAACGATACAGGCTATCGGCGTCATAAACGCCGTGCCGGAGATATCCGATGTGCTCATCGTGGCCACGAAAACACTGCTCACGAACTGGCGCAACGAGCTGCGCAAGTGGCTCACCCGCCCCATGTCCGTCGGTATAGCAACGGCCAAGCGGTGGCCGGACACGCAGATCATCCTCGTAAACTACGATATCCTGTTCAAGCTGAAGGGCGAGCTCGACTCGAAACCGTGGGATCTGCTCGTGTGTGACGAGTGCCACTATCTGAAAAACCTCAAGGCGCAGCGCACGCGCGCGGTTTTCGGGGATAGCAGAAAACGGAGCTACACCCCGGCGGTCATGGCCGAGCGTACGCTTATGCTCACCGGAACGCCGATCCTCAACAAACCCGTGGAGCTGTGGCCCGTGATTCACGCGCTCGCCCCCGAAACCTTCCCGAGTTATTGGGAGTACACCCGCCGCTACTGCGGGGCGTTTCAATCCAAATGGGGATGGGACGTTTCAGGGGCGACAAACCTTGACGAGCTGCAGGAAAAACTCCGCACCTCGTGCATGGTGCGCAGATTGAAAAAAGATGTGCTAAAGGAACTGCCCGCAAAAATCCGGCAGATCGTGGAGCTGTCAGCGGACGGAAACACAAAAGCACTCAAGGCGGAGGCCAAGGCGAAAAAAGCCATTGAGGCCCGGCTCGCCCTGCTGACCGCAGACCTCGAAGCCGCGCGATCCGAAGAAGAGTACAGGGCGGCGGTCAAGAAGATGAAGCAGACGCACTTCGGGCTGTTCGAAGAGCTCTCGGCGGTACGCAGAGAGACCGCGGTATCGAAAATCCCGCAGGTGCTCGAGTATTTGTACGACGCTGTGGAAGCGAGCGGCAAGGTGGTGGTGTTTGCGCACCACCACGACGTAATCGACGGAATCGCGGCGGGCCTCGCATCCCGGGGCATAAAGGCGGTCACGATAACCGGCAGGACAAAGGACAGGCAGACGCCGGTAGACGTTTTCCAGACCGACCCGACGGTAAAAGTTTTCATCGGTGGCATACGCGCTGCCGGTGTCGGTATCACCCTGACCGCGGCAAGCCACGTTATTTTCGCGGAACTGGACTGGACGCCGGGATGGGTTACACAGGCGGAAGACCGCTGCCACCGCATAGGCGCCACGGGCTGCGTACTGGTTCAACACCTTGTGCTCGAACAGAGTATCGACGCTCACGTCGTGCGGCTGCTGGTAGAAAAACAGGAGGTTGCAGAGAAAGCACTGGATTTGAAACCGGAAGAGGGCGACAGGTTCGACATTGATTTTATCAAAGCGCTTGTCTCGGATGAACAGATTGCAGCGAGGCGGAACCATGAGCAGGAGGAAGGAAGAAGGAGCGAGGAAAGCCTGCACATACTGCAGGAAGATTTACCCGATAGCGGAGTTTTACGACGAGGAGGGCAACTATCACCCCCGTTGCTCGACGTGTCAGGACATACTGGAACAACCACTCCGCAAGTGCGCGGGGTGGACGGACCCGAGCGGAAAGCACCACGAGTGCAACCGCCGGATAGTGGATTATCGTTGCCCCGACTGCTGGAAAAACCAGCGGGGGATACCGGACGAGGTGGCATTCGACGCCACGGAAGAATACTCATTCAGATTTTGAGGGGAAAACAAATGTTTGAAAAAATTATTGCACTGCTCGACCGTTTTGTCTGCGCTGTGGAGCGCCTCGCCGCCGCCAACGAAAAAATGGCAGACGGCGTATCGTTCGTGGCCACGGCGGACGCGCCCACCATTAAACCTTGCGAAGGCCAGCAGACCATTGCTGCAGGAAAAGAGCACGGCGGCAGCGCAGACACCGGCGAGCCTGCATACATGGCGCTCGTCCGCAAACTCGGATGGAACCCCATCGAAGACCGCAACATCATCTCCCGCTACACCGCGGAAAAACAGGAGGTGCTTAAGGCGATTCTTGACGAAACGGGCGGCAGCTATGGAACCTCGACCACCGGCGCCGAGTTGCACCAACGTGTACTGGACGCGTTCCCGACTGAGGAGGAAAAGGCGAGCAGACCCGCGGAACCGGAAGGTGACGCGGACGCCGAGGATATGTTCGGCGACGAGCCCGCGCAGGATGATGACGACGAATTCGGCCTCGACGATGAGCCGCAGGAGCCGGTGCCTTTTGAAGAGTTTAAAGAGCGGCTTATTAAATGGGTTGCAGGGAAAGCCGAACACCGCGCCAAGGTCAAGGCTGCGCTCGACAATATCGGCGCTGAAAACGTGTCCGCAGTCCCCGAAGAAACACGCGGCCGGATTCTCGCAGAGCTGGGGGCGTAGGCATGGCACCTAACGCGCACTCCAAACTCGGGGCGTCGTCCGCGTCCATGTGGATGAACTGTCCAGGCAGTGTGCGGTTGTGCGCGGGTATCCCCAATACGCCGTCAAAATACACGAGCCTTGGTACCGCCGCCCACGAGCTGGGCGAGCGGTGCCTGCTCGACGGCACCAACGCGCACGACCACCTCGGCGAGAAAATCACAGCCGACGGAAAGCCACACCCCGTTGACGTGGATATGGCAGACGCGGTGCAGGTCTATCTTGAAGAGATCCGCGGCGATATCATCCAAGCGCTCGACCTTGACCTGTCCGTTCTGGACGGTAAGGGCGTACTCGCCGCACTCGAAAAATCCGCCGCGGTGTTCGGGGTCGAGGCGAGGTTCCACCTCGAGTGGCTCCACCCCGACCTGTTCGGGACGAACGACGCCAATTTCGGCGTACCCCTCGACGTGCTGAGAGTCTACGACTACAAGCACGGGCAGGGCGTCGCGGTGGAAGTGGAAGACAACCCGCAGCTCAAATACTACGCGCTCGGCGCGCTCGGCCCCGATAACGAGCACATGTACGAAGAGGTCGAGCTGGTGATCGTACAGCCACGGTGCCGCCACGGGCGGTCCGTGCAGCGCTGGCGCATAACGGTGACGGAGCTGTACGAGTGGGCGCGCGGAGATCTGCTGTCCGCGGCCAGAGCCACCGAGGACCCTAACGCACCGCTCATCCCCGGCACCAAACAATGCAGATGGTGCCGCGCCGAAGGCTCATGCCCCGAGGTGGCACGCATGCACATGCATACCGTGGCCGCCGCGTTCGGCACGCCGGACAAACCCGAGCCGGTATGTGATCCGGTTCCGCCGAACCTGCTTACCGATAAGCAGCTTGGTCAGCTGAACGAGCTGTTCCCGGCCATTGAGTCGTGGATACGCTCATGTAAAGGCGAGATCGAGGCAAGGCTCCTGCGCGGTGCGGACATGAACCAGATCAACGCGAAGCTGGTACAGAAGAAAGCGCACCGCCAATGGGCGAACGAGCAGGACGCACAGCGGCTGCTTTCAGCGCGCTACGGCAATGACGTGTTGTCCGTCGCGCTTAAATCCCCTGCGCAGGTTGAGAAAGTCGTTAAAGCCTTGACGCAGGGTAAAACAAACGCGCCTAAGCGTAAGGAGGAACTGGCGTTTATGGCCCAGCTTATAGAAGTGCCGGACACCGGCGTAACCGTGGCTCCGCTTTCAGACAAGCGGCCTGCCGTGGGCGCTCCGGTGACAACGGCCTTCCACGACGAGCTTTTCGATTAACTCGTAACCACTCTGAAAAAGACAAGAAACAGAAGGAAAAACACCATGTCCAAGATTAAGGAATCCGTCGTTCTCGGTACCGGCCGCCTCTCGTTCCCGTCCCTCTTCGAGCCGCAGGAACCCGAAGGCAAGGGCAAACCAAAATTCACCACGTCTTTTATCATCCCGAAAGACGCGGTGCTCAAGCGCCCCGGCCACCCCGACATGACCATGGCGGAAATGAAAAAGGCCGTGCAGCGTATGGCGGACAACACCGCCAAGGAAAAGTGGGGGGATGCGATCCCCGCCAAGGTGAAAAAGCAGATTAAAGAAGCTGCTTGGTTCCGGGACGGCGACGAGAAATTCGACGAAGATCAGGAGAAAAACTATATGTACGAGGCTTCGTACATATTCAACGCGAGCGCATGGCCGACCAAGAATGGCAACGCGCGTTTCCTGATTTTCGGCAAGAATCCCCGCCAGCCCATTACCGACCCCGAAGAAGTGTACGGCGGCCGCTTCGCCAAGATTCAGGTCTCGAGCTGGGCTTATGATTTCCAGCTCGAAAAAGGTGGCAAGGCTCAGGGCATCGGTCTCATCATTGAGGCCATTCAGGTGCTCACCATTGACGGCGACCCCGGCACACCCTTCGGCGGCGGTGCCGCTGCAGAAGATGCCGCATCCGCGTTCGGCGCCGGTGACGGCTCGGACGATCCGCTCAACTATGAAGACGACGGAAACTCCGGTTCCTCAGATAGTGGGGATTTTGACGATGACCTCGGTCTGTAGTCTACCCTCATAATCAGGCGGCACCCTTTGTGGGGTGCCGCTGCTTTATGGAGGTGGAAACATGGCGATACCGGTATCAATAGACTTTGAAACCCGCAGCGCGTGCAACATCCAGAAAGCGGGCGTGCATCGGTATGCGGAAGACCCGACTACCAGCGTTCTTTGTCTGGCGGTCAAACCGAAAAAGCACGCACCTAAAATATGGGTACCCGAGTGGCTCAGAGAAAGACTTGCGGCCGTTCTGCTGCGGGAATGGGATGAATGGTACCGCACCCACGGCCTCAGTCTGCAGGACGTGTGCGAGGCCACCGGTGGCGTCTACGACATTATGCATGCGCAGTACATAAGCGCTTTTAATGCCGGGTTCGAGCAAGCGGTGTGGGAAAAGCAGATGGAGCCGAAATTCGGGGCGCCTCCCCTGCCGCTGGAAAAACTGCGGTGCACTGCGGCGCGTTCGGCCATGTGCTCCCTGCCGCGAACGCTCGACCAGATAGGAAAAGCACTCGACCTGCCTATGCAGAAAGACGGCGACGGGCACAGGGTAATGATGAAGCTGTGCAAACCCCGGGCCGCGAGGAAAGCGGAGCGGGCGGAAATGATCGAACGCGGCCTCGAGCAGGTAGACACGAAAACGTGGTTCAACCCCGCAACAGGTGAAAACGTGTATCTGTGGCACGAGCCGGAAGACTGCCCGCACGACTACATTAAGCTGTTTGAATATTGCATGCAGGATACGGCCGCCGAGGAAACGCTCGACTCCGCAGTGCCTCACCTGCCCGCGCAGGAGCTGGAGCTGTGGCAGCTTGACCAGACGATAAACCGGCGCGGTGTATGCGTTGACCTCAGCCTCGTTGATAGCATGCTCGGGCTTATCTCCCGCACAGAGAAGAGGCTCATAACAGAATTGCGCGAGCTCACCGGCGGCGAAGTGCAGACCGGCAAGCAGGTCGATAAGATAAAAGTGTGGCTCGGCTCGCAAGGCGTAGACCTGTACAGTCTGACAAAAGACGTGGTTAAGAAAGCGCTCGCGGGTGACCTGCCGCCGAAAGCGCGCCGGTTCCTTGAAATCAGGCAGACGCTATCCAAGGCATCCACGGCAAAGTACAACTCGATCAAGGCCATGGTGTGCGCGGATGGACGCATACGCGACTTGTTCCGGTACCACGGCGCGGGCACCGGCCGCTGGGCGGGAAAAGGGCTGCAGGTCCAGAACCTGCCGCGCGGGCATTTCGGCGATTACGAAACCGCCATAGCCGTGGCTGCCGCCGGTGACGATGAGCTGCTCGAGATGTTCTACCAAGATCTTCTCGGCGTTGCGTCTACGCTCATCCGCCCCGCGTTAATAGCGGGCGAGGGCTGCGACCTCGTGTGCTCGGACTACTCGTCCATTGAAGGCCGCGGGCTCGCATGGTCTGCCGGTGAGAACCACGTACTCGACCACTACAATCACAACCGCGATATGTACATCGTGGCGGCAACGACCGTTTTCGGCGGGACATACGAGGAGCTGTACGCCGAGTATAAGGAGAAAGGCGACAAGAGGAAGCGCACGGTCGGAAAGCCCACCGAGCTCGGCCTCGGCTACGGCGGAGGCATCGGCGCGTTTTCGAGTATGGCCGAAGTGTACGGCATAGACCTCGAGACGCTCCCGGCCATTGTGTTTCCGCTGGCGTCCAACGGTGAAAGTGAGTTCGCCGACCGCATGGCGAAAACGTATCTTACGACCTGCGAGAACAACGCAAAGAAAAAAGGCGAGCCGTACATCCCGCCCATGAGCCACGAGGCCGCAATGGCCTGTGACATCATAAAACAGAAATGGCGCGCAGACAGGCCCGAGACCGTGGCGCACTGGAAGCGGATGGAGTACGCGGCAGCAAAAGCAGTGCAGAACCCCGGCCGCGTTTTTACCGCGGGGAGGAGCAGGTTCTGCGTGAAAGGCGGATATCTCAAAATGCTTCTGGCGTCGGGCCGGATGCTTTACTACTACAATCCCCGCATGTCTCAGAAGAAAACAAGCTGGGGCGAAAAGAAATGGTGCGTCACGTACATGGGTCTCGACCATACGGCGCGCTGGGTCAGGCAGCACACATACGGCGGGAAACTCGTAGAAAACGAAACACAAGCGCTCGCGCGGGATATCCTCGCGTACGCCATGCCCAAACTTGAAGCGGCAGGGTACCCCCTCGTGCTCCACGTGCATGACGAAGCCGTGGCCGAGGTCATAAAAGACCACGGAAGCGTCGAGGAGTTCGAGGCCATAATGGCGGAGCTTCCCCCGTGGGCGGAAGGTTTCCCGTTAAAGGCAAGCGGCGGCTGGCGCGGCTCGCGGTTCAGAAAAGATTAAGAAGGAGGGCCACCCGGTGAAGGTGCCGCAGACCGTCGGGTCATATCTGATATACTCGTTTCTGTACTACCAGATGGACACGTCCGCCATATCGGACGCGGAGTTCGACGCGCTGTGCCGTAACCTGCTGGACAGGTACGACTCGCTGATAACGCACCCGCACTTTCACCTGCTCAAGCGGGAGGCGCTCATGGCCGGGACGGGGTTCCACATAGCCACGACTGATTACCCGAACATCGTGGTTCAGATGGCGCACAAAGAAATGGAAAACCCCGGCTACCTCGCAAGGGTGGCCGGGCGCTCAGACGCGAGGGACAATATGTATCTGGAGTTTAAAATGGCGGGCGCGGATTACTGCATAAGCTCCGACGCCAATTGCATCACGCTTGCCAAGATAGCCGCCAATAAAAACGGTGACCGCGTGCTCCGCCCTTTGTGCTACGGCGGATCGCTAGCGTATATCGTGGCGCAGGCGGGGGAAAGGGCGCTCAAGTCGTCCGAGGCCGAAGGGTTCGAGGAAGTCATCGCGATACTCAAACGGATTGAAGCGGACACGGCGTCCCTCACAGCGCGGCTGCGAGACCTTGAGCCGACACTGCCCGTGGGGGAAAGCAGTAAAGCGGAGCAACCCATCGAAACCGTCACGGAAGACGACGACCTTTTTATGTAGGGGCGCTTATGAAGATCATTGAACAGAGCCACAAGATTATCAAAGCCGACACCGACGAAATAGGGCTTATCGAAGCCGTGGCGCGCGTCTGTTACAAGTCCGAGGATAAGATCGGCTGCCGCGCGAAAGGCGGCTGCGTGTTCGTAGAGAACCCCGACATCCTCGGGGACCGATGCGATAACGTGGAGTGTAATTACCACTCCGCGCAGCGTTTCGTGCGCATGCTGATTAACCGTGGGCATACTGCCATGCTTGAGCATGCAACAGCCACGGTGTTGTGCGTCACGAACAGGGGAGTATCCCACGAGATTGTGCGGCACCGCATCGCGTCATACGCGCAGGAGTCCACTCGGTACGTGGACTATGCGGACGGGCACATCCGGTATATCCGGCCGGTATGGGCGAACATTAAATGCCGCGAATATGTTTTTGCCGTGGATGATATGGAACCTGCCGACCCTGAAACGCCGCTCACCCGCGCCGAGGAGCTGTTCGGGTATGCGTGCGCGGTGAACGAGCAGCAGTATAAAGAACTCCGCGCCGCAGGGTGGCAGCCGGAGCAGGCGCGCGAGGTTCTCGGCCACGCTGTGAAAACGGAGATTGCCATAACTGCAAATCTCCGCCAGTGGCGTGAATCGTTCATGATGCTGCGCGCACTGGGCACCACGGGCAAACCCCATCCACAGATGCAGGCTCTTATGGTCGGCGTGCTGCGCTCGCTGGCGGAAGTGTTTCCGCCGGTGTTCGCCGATCTATTGTATGAGTATAAAAAGAAAGAGGAGAAAAGCCGGTGAACGATCAAAAGGGCACAGGCGTAACAACAAGACAGATCCGTAATGCTCCGCCTCGTGCAATATACTTGTGGGTGGACGGGCGAACCACGTACGCGCAAAAGCTGGCGGAGCACCTCGGCCGCAGCGGGTGGAATGGCAGGGGGATTTTCATCCGGCTCCAGATGCCGGATGAAAATAGCCTCATGACCGCGCCGTACATCTATATTGACACGACCCGGCTGGACACCTCCAACCTCGCCGCTCCGAAAGTCCGTGTGCCGTGGCTCGCCCGCCAGACCGACATGCTGGCCGAGGACTGGATTCTGGTTGACTAAAACGGCCCTTGACAACCCATAGTCAGTATAATAGAATACTGCTGTCTCCTGCAAGTAGCGGAACGTAACCAAGAGACATAATTACCCCCTATAGTGGTTCGTTTACAAGGTCTGGCATCTCGAAGACCGGGACGACCTGCTGCACCTCTTCAATAGTGGTGGCAGCGGCGATCTCGTCTTCATACTTCTGCTGGGTGCCGAGGATGAAGGCGGTAGCGGCCTCGGAGGCTCCCACGTTCGCCAGAACCTTGGCCTGGAGCGCTTCGAGGGCGATCCCGCGCGTGGCGGCAACGCCTCTCAGCAGAGGGGCAGGGGCTTCGGGGTCAGCCTGCAGGGCCTTGGCTTCCTGCTCCTGCTTCGGCCAGCTCAGCTTCTCATGCTCCGAATAGCGCGAGGAAAGCGCGGCCATAGCGGCGTCGCTGGCGGCAAGCACCTG